GCATACCGAGGATAGCGTTGTCGATGTCCCGTGCCATCGCGTGCCCTAGCTCACGGGTGTACTCGGAACGCAGGTTCACGTTGCTCTGGATTTCCAGGATGTCCTCTATCATGAAGGATGCTTCCCGGTAGGTATCCACGCGCATATCCCACTTACCTTCCGTCACGGCTTGGTAGGTGACGGGTGACTTGGGCAGTTTGTTGTTGACACCTAGACGGGAGATTTTCGGCATCCGCACGTAGTCACCCACACCGCCATTGAAAGCGATACGTTTGACGTACTTGGCGAGGATGAGTTGCTCCATCCGGTATCGGAAGATTTCGGTGCTCCATAATTCCCATAAAGTAAAAACTTTATCCGACTATCGCTTCACAAGAGCAAGATTAACTTGTCCTGTGCCTCTTCACTTAGTCTGTGCGGGTCACGCTTCATTGCTTTAAGCTCATCACGTATAAAGGTTCTGGCTTCTACTGAAACCTGCTTCCCTTTAACGTGTCCCTCCATCCATAGGAGAAACTTGGCTTGTTCTTGTTTGATGTAAAGATGGTTAACGACGTTGCGTAAGAACGGACAGACTTGGTTGTAACCGATTAATTCCCAAGACACAGAGTCGCGTTCCGTTTCTGTTCTTGCCTCTCTAGGGTATAGATAACCGCCAAAGTTCTGCTGTAAACACTCTAAAACGTAAGCAGTAACAGCGGTTTGCGCTATCCTTACCCGTGGTCTGACGTACACCTGTTTTACAATTTGCACGTCTAGACAACCTTCACCATCTACAAAACCTGCAATATACTTCCAACTTAAACGCTGCATAAACACTCCGTTTGCTTTGCGTGTGTGTGGTATGTCGTGTTCCCTCTGGTTCCAACGAGGTTCCAGTTTTTCAGAAGAGGTTTTACATCCCCAAATTAAAGGCTAGGGATAAAAGTTGCACCTTCCGCACGTCCGAAGATTTGTCCTTGTGGTGTAATAGTGGTCATGTGTTGTTAAATTCCTTTTTCGATACTCATGTCGGGTCGCTCGGTCACTTCGTGACCTCGCTTGTGGCAAAATAAGTTAGATTACGCGATGTCGTTGATGACGCGGTTGTCCTTGAACGCCTGCTCGATGACGGATAGGTTCTTCTGGTATTCCGCCTGCGACATCTCCAGGAGTTCGCTCATCTTGAACGTATTCGCCGCTGCGCCTTGACCCGTCGCCTGCTTGCCGCCCTTGATGAACCGCACGGTGTCGCGCTGGGGTGTCGCTTTGCGTTGGTTCTTGGCGTTTTGTTCCTGCTGCACGAGCGCCCACAAGAGCTTCGCGCCTTCGACGTTATCGTACTTCTCCTGAAGTTCCGGGGGAAGTTTCGCGAAACGTCCGGCGACGGCGCTCATGTTCGCTTCATATGCGTCCTCGCCCCAAAATTCACGCAGTTCCCGTTCCTGCTTCTCGACCGCCGTCTCCCGCACGACGGCATCTGCGCCGTTCAGTACGTCGATGATTTCGTCGATGGACAACCCGAAGCGCTTCTCAAGTGCCCGCTCGACCTTGGAGATGAACACGTCATCGATGTCGTCGTCGCCATCCTCTTCGGGCTTTTCGTCGGGCTTCGGCGCTTCCTCTTCATCCTTGGGCGCGAGGGCTTTGCGGAGTTCCTCAAGTTTGTCGATGTCGAGGGGGGCATCATCATCACTTGTTTTGCCACCTGTGGCATCGGCATCTGGTTCCTGCTCTACGGGGGCGGGCGTTTCTACGGGTTCATCGGGAAGAGACAACCAGTCGTCACTCCCACCTTTCTCGTTATATTCAAATACTTGTGGTTGGCTCATAGTGTTTCTTCCATCATTGTCGGGTCAAGGGCTGTTACGTCTACGCCGGGTGGTGGCGGTGCGGAGGGCATCGATGCGGAGAGTCCCTGTACCGTCATACCCGGTGCAGCAGACTCACGGGCGGCGAGGGCGTTCATCAATGACTCCCCACCGATGTTTTGAATGTCACCTTGCATCTGCGCCATCGCTTCCATCTCTGGGTCAATGGGCATCTCTGGTGCGGGCGGTGCTTCTTCTGGTGACTTGATGAAGCGTTCTACGTCTCTGCCGATGAAGCGTCGCGTCAATTCTTTTGCGACTTCTTCCCAGTTAACGACGGAACCCATCTCAGGAACCTGGTTAACGGCGGCTATCCAGTCCGTCATATTCCTTAATTCGTACTCTTTATCGGCGACGTGGGATGCACCTTTCGGCTGAAAGTAGAAGTTGTGCGCAAGTTGCTCAATGCCAACGCGGACGTACCAGATGGTTTCAGGACTGTCTCCGGGGACGGGGACGATTTCCTCTTCAATTTGAAACTGTTGGCACAGTGAGTAATAGCGCGTCAGGAGCCGTTGGAGGACTTGCACTTCAAAGTGAGAATGTACGCCGGAGAGTCTGTTCCCGCCCGCGTCGCGCATCGCTTGGATTTCCGCCGCCGTGACGCGTTCTCCCGACCGTCCTGGGGCGTTGCCGATGAATGCTCCCGTACTCGTCGTCTGCTCGATTTCCTGCACCAGGAGTTGCTCTTCGCTCACGCTGATGCCTTGATAATTCCTGTCGAACGGGAGAGGTCGGATGGTCTGCCCCAACGCGGACACGGGAATAAGCTTGCCGGGTTCGACGGTGAAGTTGTCTACGTCCAATGTGCCGTCGTTGATGAACTCGTACATGGGCGCGAGGGATAGCTCCCCGGCATCCAGCCGTTGGTTCTTGATGCTTGCCTGCTCCTGTAATGCTCCTCTGATGGGTTCCAATAACCCAATACCGTATGGTTGATTAAACACAGGCGTGTATGTGCCGAAAACGAATGGACGACCTCCCCAGTATGGGTTTGTCTCGCAGCGAAGAATGGTGTCCCCCGTCCACGTCACCACTACGTCGTGGAGTTCCATGTCCGGTAGCTCGAGGTTTCCCCAGAACTCGTAGACCTCCACGCGCTGGGAGGGTGAGATGGACTGCTCGATGCCTGAGAACACATCCAGGTTGCGCTTCTCCTCCGAGAAGACCGTAAAGCTGCGGTTAACTTTCGCCGTCTTGAGGAGGTCTTCATCCGCGAGGTCATAGTAGCCTTCCTTCACCAAGCGCTGTAGTTCTGCACGGGTCATCGTGATGCGGCGCACGAAGTCCGCTTTGTTGGGGTCACTCGCGTCGGGGTCAAGCCAGAAGTCAAAGATGTCCGCGACCTCCAGGTCGGGTGCGTTGAACACCGTCTTTTCAACCTCCACGACCTCCACGACGTCTTCATCCATCACGCGGGTGATGACGTTCTTCTTACGTTTCGCCGTCTCATAGCGCCACGGGAGGGCGTAAACGGACGTTCCCGCGATGCACAGTTGCCGAAGGAACCCCTCCGTCGCCTCATTGAACCCACTCTGGTTGAGTTTCGCCTTGATGTAGTGCTTCATGACCTTGAGGTACGTTCGGTAGTCCTCATCGTCAATGTATTCCATCGGTGATAGGTCAAACCAGTCGTCATTTGGGAACGTCGCACCCATCAAGTAGGACACAACCGTCTCCACGGTACGGAACGCCAAGCCCGATTGGATGCGATGCCGCCAGTCTTTCGTCGTGTCGCCCACGGAAGCCATTGCTTGCCGTCGGAGCCACGCGGATGCCTCTTCTGTGTTCAGGTACAAACCCCAGCTTTCAAGCATTCTGTCTGTCTTGGGCTTGCGGCGGTCTTCAAACTCCTTGTGCATCGTCTTGCACACTTGCAGCAACGAGTGGACGCGCTGCGTCGCGGACAACGCCGCACCATGATACGGTAGACCCGTAAACAGGAAATGTTCTCTGTCAATTTTTGGTAATTTCTGCATCTCTAACGGAAACCTCCGTATCGTTTGTTCCTAAACTTTTCGAGATAGTTCTTTTGCTTCTCTGCGGGTGCGGGTTTCGCAATGGACGCAAGCATTTCCACGACATCTGGGAAGTCATCTTTCGCGTTGGGTGCACCGAACATCTGGAACTGGTTCATGATGTGCCCTTGTTTTGCCAACTCCTCACCGAACAGCACACGGTCGTCGCGGATGAGGGGTTCCAGACCGTTCACGATGCGAGATACCTTGTCACCCTTGGGGCGCACTTCGACGATGCCGATGGGATGGTAGTTCGCAAACGCCAGTTTGAACGCCCCCGCCAAGTGCCCGAAGCCGCTGACGGTTTCAATGTGCAGACAGCGGATGCCCCATTTGTCCAGGTGTTTGTAGACCATCTTGATGAGCATTGCGGTGTTGACGCGTACACACGCCCCATCCAAAACACACAGCTTCCCGCCTTTCGTCCTGCCGCCGATGACGAATGCCGTGTAGTCCGCCGTCAACTGTACGGACACGGCGGGGTCACACACCGCGAACAAACGTATTCTCTCCGGTGGGTCAATTGTGTTGAACTGGACGGTCGCGTAACCGTCGCCATTGTAGGACACACAAGACTTGGGAATGATGACCTTCGTTAAGTCCACCGCCAACGGTGCGTTCTCACTGAGCAAGATGGTGTTGAGGTACTGCGACGCGAACGTCGCCGTCGTGAGGCGCTTCCGTAACTTAAGCTCCAACGCCGATGACCACTTCTCATGCCACAAATACCCATCCGTAGCATCGTAACCATTCTTGTAGATGTTGCGTTTGTAGATGTGGTAGCCCAGTTCTTCCGCGTCGTCTTCTATCTGCTCGTACCAGTCGTTCAGGGCGTACCTCGTACCGACGACGGTCATGTTGCCTCCGACTTTCGCGTGGTGTTTGGCGTTGTCGGGGAGTCTATCTCTCAACCAAGTGTCAACGTAGGGTGGGTCAAGGACGCTTTCCAGGTCGCCCAACCACTCCAACAGCCTCGTCTTCTTCACACCATCGGAGGCGTTGTCTTTCGTCACAACGTCATCCAAACGAATATGGTCGAAGTGGAAACCCGTGCTGCCTTTGCCAACGGAACCCGCCATGAGCGTCGGCTCCTTCATCGTGAACGGACGGATGACTTGGAGTTCCGTCGCACGCCACACGATTTTCTTGTCTTCCGCTTCCGTCTCCGTCAAGTCCACAAAGTCCCTGCGGCGGTCGCGGACGCGTCTTGCACCTTGGCGTTCCATCGTGGGGATTAACAGACCATCGATGTGGGGACGGGCGTTCCACACATGTTCTTGCAGGAACTCATCTTCCAGGTACGTCTTCACCTCACGGATGAACGCGTGCGCCAGTGCCAGTGTGCTCGTTCCTACGAAGATACGGATGTTGGGATTGATGTAGATATCCCAGAGGGTGAACGCAACGGTCATTAATGTGGACTTCAAGTGACCACGCGGCATCTGTACCATGATTCTTTTGCCATCATCCGTTGGGGGAATGCCCATCACCCACTTGATTAACTCATGGTGACACTCCCCAAACGCCTTCCGACCGCCTTGGAAGTTGATGACATCGATGAACTCCCAAAAGTCATAGAGAGCCTTCTTTTTCTGTGCAGCGGTGGGCGGGGTACGTTTCGCCCTAGTGTTTACCCGTGTGATATTTCTAGACATCGCTTGCCCCTACCAGGTCGCGGGGGTTTGGCAACCCCCGCTTGTGGCAAAATAAGGTGGTGGATTAGGTCAAGGGGGGCGTGGAGGTCACGCGCTCAGTGCCGACGGGGGCTTGGTTGGGGTTGTTCACGGCGTAGGACACAACGTCCACGGTCACGTTCCAATAGATGGTCTTCGCTGCCGTACCCACGACGTTGATGTTCACGGCGGCGGGGGTTGTGCCCGATGCGTCCTGCGCCGTCGCCGTCAGGAACGTCGCAGGTGCGCCGCCTGCAACATTCTTGATGCCCAGGAGGGTGTCCGCAACGCCCGGAATGATGGTCACATCGCCCGCGTTGTTGACGGTAGCGCCTACGTAACCCGCAGCGGCGACACCCGTTGCGTCCGTGGCGTTCCATCCCGTGCCCGTGACGCGGAAGAGGTAAACCCCCGCGACATCGTTGGGCAGGAATACCTGTTGGGCGATGACGGTGTTGCCGTTCGTGGTGACGAGGTTCATTTTCCGCCGCTCATCGAGCTTTTGGAACAGTGCGTTCACCTTCTCAAAGCCCTGGTTCTTGTCGCCCAGTAGCCCAAAATTGTTAAGTCCCAATACCATAATTCTTTTCTTCCTTGTGTGTTAAATGATTGGTGCGCTGCGTTGCAATAGCGAACGACGCTGTTGGACGCGGCGCATCAGTGTATTGCTTTGGTTCGACGCACGGATGCGTTGGTTCTCCTGCAAGAGCCGGGCGCGTTGGGCTTCTTTCTCCGCTTCCGCCGCTTGAGCATCCGCCAAAGCCCGTGCCTCGTCCATTTGTGCGGCGTAGCGCCCAAACAGGGTTTCCTGCTCCTGCTGCTGTTGCCGCATGATGCCCAACTGCTGCTCATTCTGCTGCGTCTGCGCCGCGAGTTGGTTCCGTAATAACCTAACTTCCTGCCGCCGCGCCTTCATTGCCCGTTTCTCAAGGGCGAGGCGCTCCCGTTCCATCTTCATGAATTGGGCGGAAGTCTTTTTCGCTTCGGGGGAGGCGGGTACCGTCTTATTCCTTCTTGCCATACACTACTTTAGCCTCCGGTTTCGCCGCAGAAGATTGTGACGTTCTCCGCGTAGCCGTCGTCGTCGTCCGTCGATTTCCTTGCTCGGACTCTGTTTCGTCAGCAACAGCGGGTTCTGATGCAACGGGTTCGGGTTCTGGCTCAACATCTTTGGTGCGCTCCTTGCGAATGGCTCTCATCTTCTCAGGTGTCGTGGGTTCATTGACCTTCCCCGCCGCCCACTGCTTAAATTCTTCGAGCGTGTACCCAGATTGCTTCAGTCTTTGAGCGATGTCGTTGAACGCACCCTCCATCGCCAACCGCTTACGGCGTTCAAGGCGCTCTTCCGTCGTGTACTCACCCAACACACGCGGAGGCTGTAGTGCGTCCTCAATGGAGAGGTCTTCAATTTCCGTAATATTTCCGCTCACGCTCATTTGCTTCTTTCCTTATCTCATCAATTTTTAGCTCCAGTCTGTCGAGGCGTAGCTCTAACCGCCGCTGCCCCTCCTTCAAAAGTGCCAACTCCAAGCTTGGTTTCTCAGCTCTCTCCTGCAACGTGCCAATAGCCAGCAGGACGCCAAGAAAAGCGGAAGCCGCCGCCAAAGCCGCCTGCATTGCTGCTAATTTCATACTCTTTTCGTCTTGTGAGTGTCGTGTTCAGGGATTATTCGCTGACGCGAATAATCGTTATAAGGGATAACCCGTGCGTTTCATCGTCGTTTAGGGGCGAAAAATTTTGGCGAAAAATTTGTGAGAGTTAATTAATTCAATATTACACACCCACCCCCCCATACGCCCAACACCCACCCGACACGCGCCCGCACGCACACGCACATGCGCTCACGCACACTCGCGCACACGCGCCCGCACACGCGCAAGGGGCGCTTGACAGCCAGATTTCCCGTTGCTATATTGGGGATGTAAACGAGGGATGGAACCCTCACTCAGTACACACGGGAGAAATTGTATACTATGTTACAAATCACATCACGGATTCTCACGGCGCTCACCATCTGCTTTGTACAGTGCATCGTAATCATCTTGCGTGAGGCTTGCGTCCGAGGTTTCGATATCATCGTTGAGATTGTGGCACGTCTTTGGTGGTTACTCGATTGCTACATTCAGGATACGGTTACGTTAGGCGTTACGTGGTACGAGATTCTTCCCGATGAAAGCGACATGGATATCGCGACGTACGTAACAATGGAGTACGTTGAGTCAGTGAAGATTGTTTGGATGTGTTTCTGCGAAGCGTTTGGCATCTATGCCGCCGCAACATGGGTAATCCTCGGATTAGAGGAAATTGACGACGCTGTGGAGGTTGGCGATTATGCCATAGATGAAAATGATTTCAACGTGATTGGCAATAAACGCGAGTAGAGTTACGCTATAGGGGTTGGGGCACGATGCCCCAACCCATATACAAAACCCTTGACAGACGGTTACGGTTACGCTATGGTATTGGCAGACGGCTACGGTTACGCTATGGTATTGACGGACGGCTACGGTTACGCTAAAATTACAGTAGAAAGATTGGAGGATTACCATGCAATACATCATCAAGCCCGCGTACAACGATTACTACGGTTTAATCGATTACCTAAAGTGTCTAGACTACGATGTTCAACACTACTATGGCGATATCGTTGTAACCACAGACACAGATGTGTCTAGTGAGGTTGCGGAAACTGTCAAACGTTGCGTCAAACATGTAGCGTTTGTTGCAAAGATTGGCACACAGCACGTCAGGGTGGTGACACCTAACCCGTGGCACATTGTGACAGTGCACGCCCAAGACACGTCGGACATGCTCCGAGTACGTGACCTATTCTGCACGTACAAGCCCGTGTGCGATGCCGATGCACTGACGGTGACGTTCTACCAGACGTCACCCGATTGCGAGAGGATTGCTCAGTACCTAACAGAGCGTACAGGATACAGTGACCGGAAGATTAGTGTAGTACCCGTGTACTACGGGGACACACGTAGACGCAATGTGTACAAAGTCACCGTGTCCGACGCGCAGTATGCAGCGGTGATGCACATTGCCAAATACATGGATGTGTACCGTGCACCGCATATTCAGAGGGGTGAGATTACTTTCACTGCCAACATGAAAGTAGCCTCTATGCGTAGACTGCTACGCAACATCGGGGAATTGACATTCACCGTGAATGGAAAGAAAACCTACAAGACTAGGTAGTTGATTATGGCGGGTGACTATCCACGTCACCCGCTATACCGTGTCATCATCATCACAAGATTAACGCCACGAAAACTAAACTCATCGTGTTGCAATGCGCGGGCGGTGATGTGCCCGCTATCGCTAAACACCTACTAGAAAATGATGGTGCAATCAGTAAGTACATTGCACCCCAAAACAGCGCAGCGATGTTGTATTTCCTATCAACCCGTAGCATCACTGATATTAAAAGGGGACTGAAGGCTCTCAAGCTAGAGAATACTGTAATCATCAATATCATCTGGCAAAATTCCATCGCTCACACCATCTAATACTAGGAGAATAATTATGAAATTCATCATCAGTGTTTTGGGGTACACAATTGGATGGTATGTCGCAATTGTCATTATGGTTGCGATGCAAACTTTCATGTGTGGTATGTTCGCTGCGCACCCGCTTAATCAATTGTGTCCTATGACACCCGTGTTAACCCGCTGATGGTAACTCCCACCTAGAAGGCTCAGGAAGGCCCCTGAAATTCCCAAAACGCATCGACCTACCTGAACCAGATTACAACCGCCTCCATGAGCCTTCTAGACCCCTCTCCGTGAACGTATGGTGGGGGAGGGCGGGGTAGGGTGCAGGGGAACCGTTCGCGTCTTGCCCCTGATTCGTCGCTCCGTCACTTCGTGACGTTCGCTTGTGGCACGCCGTCGTGGGCGCTGGAGCCATTGGTTTCATCGGGGAGGGGGGACAATAGGGGGGAGGGGTACGACACCAGTACCACGACACCAGTACCACGACACCAGTACCACGACACCAGTACCACTACCAGTACCACTCTTCTTTGCCACACGTGGTAGTGGTAAGACGACACTGGTACTACCGGTGTTACGTAACCTCTTACTCCATTCAGTCGTAAGAGGTTACTACCTACGGAAATTCTTACTCCAA